GACTCAGACGTATGTGATGAATGAGATTAAGAAAGGGCTGGATGAGAATATCCACTTCTTTGTTATCTTAAAAGGACGGCAGCTTGGAATCACAACCATCTCACTGGCCTTGGACTTGTACTGGCAGTTTACGCACCCTGGGTGGCAGGGAACACTGGTGGCAGATACAGAGGAGAACAGGGATATGTTCCGGTCTACTCTTGCGATGTACATGGAAGGTTTGCCCAAAGAATTTAAGATTCCGCTGGTGGCCCACAACCGCAACCAGATGGTTCTCAAGAACAGAAGCAGGTTGTTCTACCAAATTGCGGGAAATAAATCTCGCCTGGGGCAGGGTAAGGCTATCACTTACCTGCACAGTACAGAGACTGCTTCCTACGGCAACGAAGAGGGCATAGCCTCCTTGATTGCCTCTCTTGCAGAGCGTAACCCTGAACGCCTGTACATGTTTGAGAGTACAGCGCAGGGTTTCAACATCTTTCACGACATGTACAAGACGGCTAAGAGCGCACGTACACAGAAGGCCATCTTTTGCGGCTGGTGGCGTAACGAGTATTACACCGTTGACCCAGAGAGCAACATCTACAAAGTCTATTGGGATGGAAAGCTGTCGGGTGAAGAGAAGGAGTGGGTCAAAGATATAAAGAAACTCTACGGCTATGAAGTCAACTCCCGTCAGATGGCGTGGTGGCGATGGAAAATGCACGAAGGTATTAAGGACGAGAGCTTGATGTATCAAGAGTTCCCGCCTACAGAGGACTATGCCTTTGTGATGACAGGTACATCTTTCTTTTCTAACAGCCGCTGCACAGACGCAGCCAAGCTCGCCAAGAAAGAACAACCAGACATGTACCGCTACGTGTTTGGTCAGCTCTTCCAGGACACTGAAGTCATCAGGTCAACAGAGCGTTTGGGAACTTTGAAGATTTGGGAGGAACCTGTAGACACGGCTTACTACGTCATTGGCGCAGACCCTGCTTACGGGTCAAGCGATTGGGCAGACCGGTTTTGTATTCAGGTTTACCGTGTGTATGCAGACGGCTTAGATCAAGTGGCAGAGTTTGCAACCAGTGAGATGAACACCTACCAGTTTGCATGGGTCATAGCGCACTTGGCTGGCGCTTACAAGAACTCTACCCTCAACCTTGAGGTCAACGGCCCAGGGCAAGCCGTCATCAACGAGATACGCAACCTCAAACGATTGGCTACCGCTATGGGCGGCGCTACAGGGCATGGGTTGATGGATGTACTAGGTAGCATGACAAACTACATCTGGAGGCGTAATGACACCCTTGGTGGCCTCTCCAACAGCATTGGATACCTCACCACCTCCAACAGCAAAGAGAGAATGCTTCAATACATGAAAGATTACTTTGAGCGCGGGATGATGGGCATCAAAAGCATGGACACGCTGGAAGAAATGAAAGGCATTGTGCGGGAGTCTGGATTTATTGGAGCGCCTGGTCGGGGCAAAGACGATAGGGTCATAGCATCAGCCCTGGCAGCCGTGGCTTACGCAGAGCAAGTACAACCTCGCTTGATTGCCCAAAAGATAACCCGCATGGTCAGCAAAGCTCAAGAAGAATTCACCCCCGAACAGTTGGGTGTCGGGCGCAACGTCAGCGATTACTTGAAAAGGATTGGCATGTATGGAGCTTGAAATCATTGTAGATGCCCCAAATGGGGAACAAGACAGAGCCAGAATCCACAAACTGTTTGAAGATGAGGGTTACTACGTACACAAGATGACGTTAGAAACTTTCTCTGACAGGCAACAACATTACTTTAAAGCCACGGTAGAGCAAAGTGACACCTTTAAGCAAGACTGAACTCAAGCGTCAGATCAAAAAGTTCCTCCACGACAAGGACAGAGGCATCTCTGTAGCCCTGTTTGCAGAACTTTCTGGGGTATCCAAGACCATGTTGTTGGATGTTTTCTACTATGAGAAAGAGCCGTTGTCAGAAATGGTTCAGCGCAGGGTTAACAAAGCCTACATGCAATGGAAAGCAGGGGCTGTCAAGATAATGAAGCGGCAAGACAACACCCGATATGTGGACTACAGACGGGTTGCAGAACCCGCCATCATGCACGGCATGGGGCTAAAAGTTACATCTGAGGGCATAAAACTGCGTGTGGGTATGGTCAACCGGCACGATTACAGCGAAATTGACCTTAACGAAGCACTAAGAGGGTAACTATGGGCATTCTAAGAGACTATTACTGCGAATCACACGGTGTATTTGAAGCATGGGAGCCTGAGTGCCCTATGAAGCATTGCAACGCCACAATTTCTGTCATTCACCTTAAACCAGTGGGCATAAAGTCGGATAAAACCAAGAGAACGGACAAAACCGTCAAACAATTGGCAATAGACTACGATATGACCGACATTAAGAGCACCAAAGAGGGTGAACACCAAACCGGTTACATGAAACGCAACAACAAGCTCTCTGACAAAGAGTTTGAACAGGCTACAGAGGCCATGCAAGCCCAAAACAGAGAACCCGCGCCAAGAGACAATGCAATCTGGGGCGGTGGAGGCAATATCAGCATGAAATCCGTTATGGGTGGACAATTCAAGTCTGTTAATGGAGAATCTGTTGGAATAAACCCGAAAGCAGCGGGTAATTTGACCGGCCCAACTCCGGCAAGTTACATGGCTGACCCCGATAACCTACAGGTAAGTAAGCCATGAGAATACCTAGCAACGATGAAGACCGTGAACGGTTCTACCTTGACCTGATACAAAAGTGTCTGGTGTCCCGTGAAGAACGAAAAGTGGATTACAGTTCTTTGCGTAGCTACTATTTGTTTGGGAATGGGCCGGATGAACCTCCGGCTCTTTACAACAAAATCTTTCCCCACATTGACCAGCTCACTTCGTTCCTGTATTCAGCAGAAACAACCCGCTTCAGCATTCAGTTAGGAGCATCGGTCAACGAGCAAGAAAACATCAAAGTGCCCACGCTTACCCGTGCGCTTAATGATGAATGGATGAACTCAAACGCTGACCAAGTGTTCTCTGCTGCAACCACCTGGGCACTGTGCTACAACTCTTGTTTCGTCAAATTGGTTATCAACAACGGTATGCATCCCTACCTTGTTGAGCCTTCTTGCATTGGCGTGTTGCGAGAAGATACTCCCTATATGGACAGACAAGAAGCAATAGTCCATACCTATTACATCACCAAGTCTGAACTCTACGCCCGTCTGTACTCGCATCCTAAACGTGATGCTATTGTTAAACGTGTTACTTCTACGCAACACGAACGCACAGAGATTGCAAACGGTATTGAGAGAATTATTTTGTCTCAATCCAATCCAACGATGTACGGTAATGTCAACCTTGATCTGTCTGGTGGCAATCGCTACAAAGCTACTGTGTCTGAAGACACGGTAGAAATGACAGAACTCTGGGCGTGGAATGATGACATTAAAGATTATCAGGTAGTTACAAAAGCAGACCCTGACGTTATCATTTATGACCGACCAGGCGAGTCTGTGTTTGTGAAAGGAGAATTGCCATTTGTGCAGATTGCTCCTAACCCACTGTATGACTACTTCTGGGGTGGCTCTGAGGTTCAGCGTTTGGTATACCTCCAGCAGCTACGCAACAAACGTATGTCCGAGATTCTTGATCTGCTCAGCAAACAAGTCTCTCCTCCTACCGCGCTCATTGGCTTTACGGGCATTCTTGACGAAAAGAATTTTGCACTTAATCGCGCTGGTGGTTTGCTTGCAACGGACATGCCTAATGCCAAGGTTGAGAAGCTGGCTCCAACCATCCCGCCTGATTTGTTCCGCGAGATTGGTGAAATTGATTCTATGTTTGAAGAGGCATCCGGCATTGTGTCTGTGTTGCAGGGCAAGGGCGAGTCTGGTGTTCGATCTTCTGGTCATGCCTCACAACTGGCTCGCCTGGGTTCATCACGCGCAAAGAAACGGGCGCTGGTTATTGAGGACAGCTTGGAAAAACTGGCTACCTTGTATTTGAAAGCCATGCAGGTGTACGACAACACTCACTTTACAGACATTAACGGAAACAAGTTTATTGCTGAGCAATTTACAAAAGATTACGTAGTAAAAGTAGATGCTCACTCTAACTCGCCTATCTTCATGGAAGACCTGCGCCAGCTCGCTTTTAATTTGTTTAAAGCCCAAGTTATTGACAAAGAATCTTTGCTTGACTTGCTCGAACCTCCTATGAAACAATTGCTTAAAGACCGTCTCAAAAAGATGGAAGCAAAACAAGAAAAACAGCAAGAGCAGCAAGCTCAACAAAAGCAAGCTGAACAGGAAAAACCCAAGGGGAAACCCGATCTTAAGCAGGTGGGATAATGGCAAACGTCAAAAATGCAACACCCAAAGCTGACCAGCCAAAAGTCAGCACAAAAGAACTTTCTCGCGGTGAACAAACACCAAACTTGACATATCGCCAAACAGGGATTAAAACCTCAGGTGGGCGTAGTCAGCGGGACTATGCTCGAAAGTAACTTTGGAGTTAAACATGTACAAATCAAAGCGCGGTCGCAAGACTCGTCGGTAATTCCCCCCAGGAATCGGGTGTGGCTTCCTTCCCGTCAAAAGGTCGCCGCCTTCTAACCATGGAGAAGACTATGCGTAAAGCTCGTAGAGGTCGTAAGAGCCGCAAGTAATTAGACGGGGGCAACCCCGTTTAATTGCGGTTTGACCGTTAAAATTCTGCGAAGGGCTGAATTAAAATGCCCTTCACCAGTTGACAAGGTGTTTATAAGTGGTTACAAACACACAAAAGGAGTTTTTATGGCTGTTCCGCAAGACAAACTGATGGAGTTAATGCGTAGTCCCCGTTCAGGTGGTGGCGGCGCTCCTTCCGGTATTTCTATGCCGAGCAACACTCCAGGCGGTATGCTAGGCGCAACCCCTGCTGGCCCAAGCGCAATGTCAGACGCCGAAACTCCCCCGATGGCATCTCCAATGTCCACCCCTGAACCCAAGATGGGCAGCAAAGAAGCCGCCATGATTAACTTAGGCATGGCGATGGACTTGATTGAACAATCTCTGCCTGCTCTTGGTTCTGAAAGCGATGAAGGCCAAAAGGCTCTTGCCGCCATTCGCTCACTCACTGGTGTGATGGGGCCACGCAAGAACAAGACAAACGAACTTCAGCAATCTGAAATTCTCCAGATGCTCCAGACCCTTCCTCAAGCCGG